TCATCCTGTTTTCGCTTATTAATAGTGCTTTGTATCACATCTAACATCGCCATTACACTTGTAGGATCTGGAGGCAATACTCGTGAAAGTGCACCTTTTGCTGTACTCTTATCTTCCTGTACTCCGTCTTTATTTATTATTGTAAACGTACTCTTACGTACGTCTAATATAGTGGCATCTGTAACATTATTTTTAGATTCGTTGGCACCTGTGATACTGACTTGAATATTCGAGTTTTGTAAAGGAATCGATCCAGTAAATGTTATCGTTTGCTTATCATCTTTTGATGGATCTGAAAAGGATGTAATATTTATATCATTAAATCCCGTAATGCTAGGAGAATTAGGAAGTTCGATAGGCCCAACAAAGAGTGATGCAAGAACTAGTTCATTATTAGTAATATCTTTACGAATTGTTCTTTTTAACTTTTGAATTTGACTCACAGTTGGTTTCGGAAGAGTTATTTCAGCAGGATCTATTACAGCTTTTATTATTTCAGTATTTACATCATTATTAACAGGATCGAGTGTGTCAATCGCATTGAAATCAGTTACGCGTATTATATTGTTTTTTATTTGAATTCTTTCTTTGATCAAAAATGCTAATGTGTCAACAAGTACACGCATTTCCGTAGTCGGATTTGCTTTTTTAAATGTCTCAATGTTGGCGTTTGATATTTTATTTGGAGTTATACTATTCAACCATGTTATAATTTTTGAGAGATTAATAAAGACCTTATCGTAATCTTTATCTCCAAATGAAAAATCATATATAGTTCTCAATACGTTCTTAAAATGAAAGAATGTGTACAAATCTCCACCATCTTCAAAATATTTTATGATATGCTTAATCTCTATTTTACCAACATATGATAGCTTATCTGTAGTGACTAGTTTTCCAATATCAGCCTTTCGAACTACCAACAATCGTGTTAACTTAAAAATAGTCGAATTACTTTTTATTAAATATGACGGACGAACTATATCTGATTCGGAATCAAATACATCCTTACGAATTTGTATATTTGGTTTCTTTGTAACCGGATCTTCTACAACCATGTCAGCCAGAATATCAATAAACTGTTTGAATGATAACGAATCGGGTACGATTTTTTCAATATCTGATTTACTTATGTCAGTTTTTTTAGGAACAGTACGTAACCAGGATTTAACTGTAAGTACCTTTGCAGCTCGTCTTTTGCTCATCTTTGCAAGTTCATCGTTGTACTTAGTTTCATCATTAGGCATATCAACTGGACCGTAAAAAATAACAATTAAGTTCTTTATGTTTTCGAGAACAGACCATGTTATTGTGGATTTGTTGTCATCAAACGGCCCATTCTCGACAATCTGAAATAGATCTTCAACCCCAGCACCACCACGTTGTTTACGACCACCGCCCGATGCATTAGGGGCAACCTGAGGTTGCACGTGAGTAAGTGCCTCTGTAATCATCGGGGTAAGAATATTATCATCTTGTGGTTCAGCATCACGCTCTTTTCTGCGTAATTCAATCTCCTGTCTTTTTGCAGCACCCCATACTGCACCATCAAGTTGTTTTTTAGCTATGAGTTTCCGTGTATTGTATTTTGTTTTTTCAGCGTCAGATTTTAAATAAACTCGTTGTGATGCATTTGCAAACGCGATATCTGCTTCGAGCTCATCTAAACTAGAATAGTAAAGATTAGAATATGTTCGTTCTATCTTTGATTTTAATTCATCTCCAATAATTTCAAATTTATTGTTTAAAAACGCATCAATCACAAAAGAAACTTTATCTATATCTTCAAACTTAATACGATAATCACTTGTATTCCCAGACGGAAAAAACATTGGATCTGTAATAACAATACCCCCATCTTTTGCCATCCCTTGCTGATTCAACCTATCATAGTGTTCTTTATCTTTTACAACTAATATGCAGGGATTATTTTCTTGTATAATGCAATCATAAACACCACTATCAAAATAATAATCTTTTTGTGCCGATGTTCGCTTAGCAGTTAAAAAATTTCTCATAAATCCGTTTACGGGATATATGCATTTCGGATCTTGTCTATTTTTATTTAACGGCTTTCCATAATTATTTTGATATTCTTTAAACTCCGCTTCAATGATATCAATCGTTGTATGGAGTAACTTCTCTACGAATGCATCTGGTTCCAGTTTTCTTGATGCAAACTCCACAAATTTTACATCATTTTCTGTAATTTTTAAGCTTGTGGTATCTTTAGGTATTTCCTTTTTACGCAACTTATAGATTATAAATGCAACCCAACGATTGTAAAATTCTTCGGCAGTTTCATATGTTTTGCAAAAGCTGCGTTTAAGCTTTTCTGCTTCTTCAATTTTTCCTTGGTTGTAAAGAATAGCTACGTCTTCTGCATGTTTCACTCTTGCTTCATCTTGTACAAAGTCCGATGTAGACTCGGGTTCTCCCTCAAGATTATCTTTCTTTTTTAGAATCTCTAGAATTTTATTAACTAGTCCACTTAATGGTTTGGTTAAAGATGCATAATCGGCTGAACGAACACTAGTAATAACATTGCTAAATGATTGAGAAATTACAACTAACATCCCAACTACTACAGGTCGAAGAATGTCCACAGCACCCGATGACAATGAAAAAACTGCTTGTGAACTTGAATCTAATGTTGTAATGAATTTATCAAGTGCTCCAACCATACCATTGACAATAGACTGTGCAACTCTCTGCCTCGTTTCAGATGTACTTGCATACCACGCATTGATAGAATCTCGTAGCTTTATAGCATCCGCATATAACACACTTATACGTACTTCTGCAGACGGTTTTAAGTTTGAGAAAAAATTAGCCGCGGCACTTAACATAGCAGCGATAGTGTCCAATTGACGACGTAATGCCGGAAGAGCATGTTCTGTGCACCAAGTTCCTAGCGTAGTAAAGAAATTGGCGAGAGCCTGTAAAGAACCACTTAGCAATCCATAGTTCCAAACAGTAGATGTCCCGCTACATATAATATTAAATAGTGCAACAATAGCCGTTTTTATTGGAGTCCATGTATTAGTCACAACTTGCTGAGCATTTTCGGCAGTTACACGCGTTCTAATAACCCCAGATGCTTCGGTAAGCTTGGAAGTTACGTATTCATACGAACTTTTTATGTGCTCACGTTCACGTTCTTTAATCTCTACAATTCCAGAAATGACATCAAATCCGACATAATCAGCCATTTTACCGCCATGCTGACTACCACCCGCAAGAGCTTTTACCATACTAGGGTCATTCTTGACGAATATTTCAATTGCAGTTGGTTCTACTAGCGGATACTTGGGATTTTTTCTTATCATTTCTGCATATGTAGTTACGAATGTAGTAGGACTCATATCTCGGTTGGCTAGAAATGTTGATAATTCTTCCGCCGTTATCGAACTACCAAACGCAATAGCATCAATCGATTCTTCTTCAGGTGTGAGTGGTATATCGGCAGGAGCAGCGGCAGGAGCAGCAGCAGCAGCAGGAGCAGCAAGAGGAGCAGGAGCAGCAAGAGGAGCAGCAGCAGGAGCAGCAGCAGGAGCAGCAGGAGGAACAACCCCACCACGCATTCCTCCCGAGGCATAAAACGGTTCTTCGTCAGTTGAATTTTCTTCGCGTGGATTTGTACTAGGTTTGTTTGGAACAGAAGAAATATCCGGTGAAGCACTTTCTTGTCCACGATCTTCTGTCGGAGTTTCATTAATCGGATAAATTTTGGATGCCATATAGGCGGAGCCCATTGCCGCAAGGCTACCTCCAACAAAGGAGATTCCATAGACTGCGCCTAATGTTCCCATAGGGATTCCTTATAAGTAGCAAAGATGTTTCATTTAGTACAGGACAACGTAGAACGTGTTCAGAATAATTTATTATCAGTGAAGTCGTTTCGCGATTCGATATTCTCTTGGTGGTGGAATGTTATTTTGCTAGTATTAGTTGTTGGGTCCTTTGGATTCTTTTTGTACAGTAGTCATGGAACAGCTCCAGAAGAACCCAAGAAGATTCCATTCACTGCAAATCCGTGGCTAAATGCTGTAAGAAATGTTCCAACTAATGATTATGGACAGTCTCCTCAAATTGAAACTGGATCTGGTGTACAAGGGCGTATCGATCGAACAAGCGCGTCAGCGTTTTGAGTTGCTCAAATCAGAGCCTCCTAAGGAACGAGATGTTCCTGTAGTAACTAAGCGTCGCAAACTCAGAATTCCTGTTACAGAAGATAAATGAAGACAGCGTCAGCATATACAAATTTTGTAAGAGTAAAAGCGGAAGCCACTCTTCTAAAGGTAGATTTTCCTGGTAAAATAGCAGTCAACCAGTTACCGCTTCATGCGGCCACAGGTTGTCCTTCAGTGCTATTTGCTCCTATAGTATACACATCCATTGCAAAGTGTTTGAAATCACCAGTTGGTGGTGTGCCATGTCGTAATTAGATTTCGCGTAGTTTCTCAAACAAGCCAATATTCAGAATCTGTTTAATTTCAAGAGTGATTGAAAAATCAGCCCCTCTTAAGTTTAACTGATTTCCATATGGATCAAGTAGTTGCATTTCAATACGACTGATATCAATAGGCTGTTGAAAGAATACTTCTTTTGTTGTAGAGTTTGAACTTTCGGTGTCAAAGAACAATGTATTCTTAGGACCGGTTATCAGCAACTTAGCAAATGCATTGAAATGTGTATTATTATAATTTTGATGCTGTACAACATTCCAATCATTCAATACCAAATAAACATAATTATTTGCCACAGTTGTTGGTATTATTTCTGCAGTATATGATGTTAGTCCACTATAACTTGTCTGAGTAAATCCTAAATAATACCCGAGACCATTCTCATATGGGTTTTTACTGTCAATAACCTGACCAGTTGTACTGTTTGTAATACGAGTAATGAATGTCATTTCGAATACACCTGTATGAGTGATTGTAATTCTATTTGTAATATGATCACGCAAGACTGTAAAATTTGAAAGTGGATCATTAAGAGCCAATTGTAGCGTTGATGCAAGTATATCAGATGTTGAATAGTTTCCATCTGGAATTATAATTGATGTCGTTGTGTTATCTATTGTTATGTTAACTTGCGTGTTTACATAAACATTCCTATCAAATTCATAAAATACATTTGGAAATTCAACAGATGTCAACTTTACAGAATATACGTTACGAATAGGTGTATGTGTTTGCATGACATAATGAGCAGGATCAGATGGTTTATAACTATTTGCTTGTTCGTTAGGAGGCGCAATAGTAAACACAGGAACGTGGGGACTCGCGTTTGGAACAGAGTATGCACGAAATCGACTATCTATATTTAAAACAATTGTCTTTATATCTTTTTCATGACGTATACTGAGTTTACTTTTATCTTCAAATGGAGCTGGCTTTGAAATTGTTTCAGGATGTCCTCGATTACCTCCAAACTTCTTAAATGCATCTGGATCAGCTACTTCCTGCGTTTCATAATCGTGTTCTTCATTTCCACCAACATCCGGTTCTTCTTCTTCGGTAAAATCTTCATGTAGGTTCTCATTTTCCTTATAGGTCTCTGCCAATAATTGTTGATATGTCACAGATGCCATTGTTCTTCTTCATGCAAAAATGTGAAAGTCTTTATTTTGCTATAAAATAAGAATGCTGTCGGCAAGTCAGTATACATCTCAATCTAAACTTGTAGTATGTCCAGGACCATCTGGTCCACGTGGACCAAGTGGACCGACTGGCCCGCAAGGTCCGCCTGGATACTCCACTGGTCTTATTTATTACTTTGCGATCGGTAATCAATACCCCACTGGTACTACATCAGGACCTCCTGGATTTACTATGTCGCAAATCGTACCTCCAGTTCCAGTTGCTCCAAATCCAAACTATCCTCAATATCTCGGATATTATTCAGAAGTCGTTGTAGACCCGTCACCGATAAGTGATCTCGTTATTGCTCAATTTCAAGGTTATTCGCCAGCAAATACATCTGCAATTCCACCGGGAACATGGAATTTTTCATTTAACGCATATTCATTTTTAACAGCCACTCCAACTACCCCCGTTCCGATTAAAATGTATGTAGAAGTATATAAAAATTCAAATATTCCCGGTAATATTATAGGTAACACAAGTGCTAGACCAATCGATATATCTGGATTAGAAGATACACCCTATCGCATACTATTTGAAATACCAAATGCACTAAATATTTCACCAACAGACATAATCTATGTGAAGTTTGTGTGTAGTTATGTCAATTCCGGTACTACAGTACAGTTCTGGACGGAAGGAGATTC